AATTATTATGTATATCAAGGAGTGCCATACGATTTCGTAAATAACGGCGCAATCCTAGGAAAACAAAGGGTCTGCGGAGCTTTCGTAAAATCGTAAAAAATATAAAATTCTATGTATTTTAATGCATTTTAATGCGAAAAGTGTGTAGTAACTGTGTAGTAACCACCCCAAAAAGTGTGTAGTAAAAATTGTATATAGAAAAGCCATTATATGACACAAATATGAGAAGAACATGGAAATGCTCTTCTCTTTTTTTATGCCACAATTTAGTCATAAGGAGATGATGTTATGTTTGACGATGATGTGAGAGAAAAAATATTTGCTAAAAGTGAGTTACAAAAAATCGACCTAATGACATTATCCCTTGTCATTAAAGCGATAGAGGAAGTTTTGGAGGAAAACAAAGATGAACATGCCGTATCAGCAACCAATGATGAATTATACACCTAATTATGGAGCATATCAGTACAACCCAATGGCAAACTATCAGAGATACCAGCAGCCCGAGCCGACACAAGGAATAAGTGGCAGAGTAGTACAGGCAGTTGAGACTATCAATCCCAACGAGGTGCCAATGGATGGCAGTGTAGCATTTTTCCCAAAACAGGATTTAACAGAGATATACGCCAAGAGCTGGAATGCTGACGGAACAATACGCACATTGACTTTTAAACCGGCTCTAAATGGTAAGACAGACATTTTATCGGGTGACACGGAAAAACTTGAATTTGACCTATCAGAGAAAGCCACAGAGGGTATTATGGCAAAGCTCAACGAACTATCTGAGAAAATTGAGCAATTATCTTTAGGGGCGCAAAGAAAAACTCCACGAACACAAAGTAAGGAGAGTGAAAAAGCATGAATGTAATGGGAATAATGCAACAGATAATGAGCAATAATCGTGTAATGGGAAATCCAATGATTAAGAACGCAATGAGCATGGCTCAAAGCGGAAACAGCAAGGGAATTGAACAAATGGCAAGAAACCTATGCAAGGAAAAAGGCATTAATCCTGATGATGTAATGAAGCAGATTAAAGGTAATTTTGGAATATAGCATATGAGAGAACGTGCGCACGGCTCTTTATGAAATAAATTTTGGAGGTAAAACAGATGTTCAACACAGGAAATTGTCCAAGCGTACCTATCGTGGCGAATTTGGACGGAAACAACGGAAATAACTGGAATGACGGCTCATGGCTTTGGTTCCTTATCGTAGTATTTGCGATATTCGGAGGCTGGGGTAACGGCTTTGGTGGTTTCGGTGGCACTAATGGTGGTGTCGGAAGCGAAATTCAGAGAGGTTTTGACAATCAGGCGGTTATCAGCAAGTTAGATGGCATTTCCAACGGACTTTGTGACGGCTTTTATGCTATGAACAACAGTATGCTCACAGGCTTTAACGGCATAAACACAAACATTATGCAGACCGGCTACGGCATACAACAGGCGGTAAACGCTGATACAGTTGCTAATATGCAGAATACCAACGCTTTACAGTCACAGATTGCTAACTGTTGCTGCGAGACGAGAGAAGCCATCCAGGGTGTAAACTACAACATGGCAACTAACACTTGTGCTTTGCAGAACACAATGAACAATAATACAAGAGATATTATTGACAGCCAGCAGGCAGGAACAAGAGCCATTCTTGAATTCCTGACAAACGACAAGATTGCAACCTTACAGGCAGAGAACAATGATTTACGTAGAGCTGCTTCACAGGATAGACAGAACGCACTTCTGACTACTACAATGGCAGCGCAGACAAATCAGATTATTGATGCAGTAAGACCTACACCGGTGCCATCATTCCCGGCAAGCAACCTTTATGGATATGCTTATAACGGATGCGGATGTAATACAGGTTGCGGATGCTAAACAATTAAATAATTGAGTATCTTAATCGAGTTCTTTCGAGTTTCTTTCGAGTTTCCACTCGAAGAATTGAATACAAGATTATGTCTGCTAAGCAGTATTACTTATAACCCAAGGGCAGACTATAATGTTTGCCCTTATTTTGTGAAAGAGAGGATTTTATTATGGCTGAATTTTCAAATGTTGCAACACAGACAGTTGCAGTAAACGGAAATGTATTATTTACAGATGCGCCAACGTCTGTATGCAATAAAGGATATATTTCACACAGAACAGGGAGCGGATTAATTAACCTTAAAGGCGCTACCAACACTTGCAAAGCAAAGTACAGAATAGAATTTAACGGAAATATTGCAGTTCCTACAGGCGGAACCGCAGGAGCAATTTCATTAGCTATTGCTGTCGAGGGCGAGCCGGACTTATCTACACTGGCAATCTCTACACCAACAGCAGTTGAAGCATTTAACAATGTGTCTATGGCAACAGATGTATGGCTTCCTTGCGGATGCTGTCAGGCAATTTCTGTCAAGAATACATCTGCACAGGCTATCAGTGTTGCAAATGCTAACATCACAGTAAATCGAATTGGTTAGGGGGCGAGAGTATGCACGTTGAAAGAATACACAAAATGCAGGAGTGTCTTACAGAGAAAGCTGTCAACGAGCTTGAAAAGGGCGTTGAGAATGTTGACACTTCCGAGATGGGACAGGTCGTAGATATGATAAAAGACCTTGCAGAAGCTGAGTATCATTCAATAATTTCCAAGGCTATGAAAAAGGCTGATGAAGAGGAAGAAGAGTACGACAAAGAACTCCTAAGAAGCCTTAAGGCAGAATATGGCGAAGAAAGTGGTAGAAGATATTACGACCAATATCGCTATGCAAATGGCAGATTTGCCCCTAAAGGCCGTGGAACACGTAGAGGATATGAAGAGCCACCATATTATCACATGCCGGTAAACTACAACGACATGGAGTATATGCGTGACATGGATAAGAGCCGAGGCAAGATGTACTACTCTGAACCGATTGCACCACATGTGAGTGAAAGCAATTATGACAGAGCAAAGAGACATTATACCGAGACAAAAGAAATGCACAAAGGAGCTTCTACAGAGGACAAAGAGCATAAAATGAAAGCTCTTGACATGTATATCCGTGAATTAAGCGGAGATATATCAGAGCTTTTAAATGACATGACGCCCGATGAACGCAACCTTTTACGCACCAAAATGAGCAATCTTGCGTCAAAACTGTAATTATTAAGGCTATGGGTAGTAATGCTCATAGCCATTTTTAGAGGGCATAAGCATGGATATAAGAGTTAATGATACATTGTGGCACATACAATTCAAAAAGCCCACATCGAGTGAATTAAGGCGGTCAGACGGCACAATAAGTTTAGGAGTGACTGATAATACAACCAAGACAGTAACGATAGCTGATAATGTGTCTGATTACATGGCCGACAAGATACTATGCCACGAGTTGGTGCATGTGTACTCATTCTCATACGGCTGTGATATTGACATAGAAACAGAGGAAATAATCGCAGACTTTATGAGCTTGTACGGACGGAATATTGTATACACGGCTGACAGAATATTTGATTTATTGGAGCAAAAATATGGATAAAATAGACAGACTATTAGAATACATACACCGGACTAATACGGAAATGACACGGCAGAAATTGATTGAAGAACTAGGAGAGAGCGACTACAGTGCCAAGAGCATTTATTTTTTGGCAATTCAAAATTCAAATTCCTAAAAATTTTAGGATGAAAAAAGTGCCCCCTACCTTTTGGGTTTTTCGATTTCAAAAATCTGTTCGCAAAATTTTACAAAAACTTGTCGAGAACTTGCAAAGAACTCACACTGTGCTTTAATTGAGTAAAGTTTTCTGAAAATTCAAACATTTTCCATGAGTTGGTGCGCCCGACTTGTTAGATATTGCACCCGGCACAACTTGCCACGGCTTGACGGCTTGCAATGCTATAATTATATTTTTAGACATTGTAAACGGCTTGTTTTGTGGCTTATTTTAGCACGCTTGATAAAATCCACGTTAGCACGCTCAAAAACCCTTAAAACGTCAAATACACGGCTTTAAATGTGTATATCATAAAATCATAGAATATTTTTACTCATTTGTTAATGTACATATGCCCGGATGCATAGCCGGATAACTTGCGACAGCTCGACAGCTGCACGCCTGATTTTTTGGCACAACAAAAAGGGATATAAAATATCCCTAGTAATAACGCGTTATATATTTCCCGGCTTGATAGTCACAAAATAGCGTGACCGGGTGAACGTGCGCGCGCTTCTCTACGACTTGCAACCATTCACCGGACCTTTGAACTGTTATTTTTAACTCGTGCGATTCCATCCACTCTATACAATCGTATTTGATATAATTAAAGTCGCTTATTTTTGGCATGTCATAGCCTAGCGCCTGAACACGCTTAAATATTTCTTTTTTCCCCAGATATTCATAATTAGACATAATACGCCCCCTATCTATAACAAGCCTTAATTATTGGGCTTATATAGTTTTTGTGATTTAGGTAGTTATCGAAGGCCGTCCGGCGGTATTCCTTGCCGCTTATGAGCGTTAGAACATCGTCACATGTGCCAAAATTCGCGACATACTGAAAAATATCCGTGATTGCTTTGCGTGTGGCGCGCTCACTTGCCTGATATTCCGGCGCGCTTTGATATTTGCCGTTGTAGCGTGCTCTTATTTCACGTTCTACAGCGTCAAGCGTGGTTAGTTCGCTATCCATTCATTAACCCTCTTTTCTATTCGTGCATGGTTTACAAGTTACTTTTTGGCCTTTTCGCGGTCTGTCGTGCGTTAATCTGTTTTTATTAGGTGGTAACGCAAATCACCTATAAAGGGCGCACAATTATTTGTTCAGGCGTTGCACCTCTTGAGCCTGATATAAATATAAAGGCATTTATAAGACCTCTTGGCGCGATTATTTACCGGACGCGCGGACGGAGTGCAATATATACAGCCGTAAAGCCGTATAAAAGCACCTATAAAAAATATTGAATTGATTAATATAAAGCCTGAAAAGCCTTATATATAAAGCTAATAGCCGGACTTGCACCGGCTGGAATACCTAATTAGATTGTATCGCTATTAGCTTGTGAATTATTCCAATATCGCCCCCTATTGTTCGATGATTTCAAAACATCTTTGTATTTCTTCTAGGCTGTGGCAACATTCCCCACCGGGATAACGATATATAGCCATATAATTGCCACCGCCTAAAGGTTGCATGTCTTTCAAATATGCTCTATATCCTCCATTACCTTTTATAATTTTGGGATATCCGTCTTTTATCATTTTCTCAATTCTTGTCATTTTCTTATTTCTCCTAATTAAATAAAAATTAAGTCGATAGTATCAGTTGAGTTATGCGACTTTTTGTTGAAATATGTAACTTACTAATTGCAATTTAATAAAAAAATAAAAACAAACCACCATACCCAATAACAAGGCATGACACGAAAAGCCCGAAAGCCTTTAAAAGCTCGATAAAATCTCTCATATTGTGCCCCCTAAATCCATGCTGCTTCATTGTAAATATTTTCATATGCCGGAAAATATTCCGGACATAACGCGCAAAAATTTAATTGTATGTTTTTTGCCTCTGCCGCTGTTTTGCCGTTGTGCAACGCTTGACAGAACATATTTACAAGTTTACTTTGCATTTTGCTAATTTTTTTCAATTTCAAGTAATCATCTAAATACATGACTGTAAAATAATAACTGTATATATTGCCTCTAATATATAAGTCCTTTGCTCTAAATAAGGACTTCAAAAAACTCTTTTCGCTGTAGCTGTCTGCGCTAAATTCATAGCCCTTGAGTCCGCCCCAATATTCCACGACATCATATTTTAAATTATTCCTTTTTGCTATTTTTTCGATTTTATATCTCATATATTTACACCTCGCTAATTTGCTAAAATCTGTCTTGCTGTATTAAATACATAAAGCCTGTTGAAGAAGTGGCGCTTAAAGTCTCCATTTTCTGCAATTGTGCGCCCAATATTTTCATATTTGAGACTTACAACCGTTAAGTATTTTTCTAGCAGTTCATCCGGGCATTTTAGGCACTCAATAGCGTTTTCTATTGTTCTTTTATTACTATTGCAGTGTATGCCCTCAATACGCATTTCTTTTTCTTTTTGCAGTTTGTCAAATTCTTTCAGTAGTTCCGCTTTTGTCATATAATCAACCATCCTTTTTTACTTAATTCCAATTAATTGCTAAATGCTCAAAAGTCTTTTCGATGTCTGTCGAGCTGTCCGCGGTAAAATCTCCAATAGCTTTATTGTTAATATAACAATTTCCCCAATATTCCCCGGTCAAATCGTTAAAAAATATATTGATTTTTTCAACCGCTTTTATTTTGTCATTGTGCCACATGTCTATATTAATCATGTTTTATCCCCACTCCTCAACGTTTTTATAATTATCTGATTTATGAATTTCTGCGCGGTAAATGCTGTATAATAAATCATTTAGCGCCTTATAAAGCGCCGTTGTGCAAGTTGCTTGCTCGTCACACTGATATAGATAGCATTCTAGCTTTTTGATAAATCTATATCTATCGAGCATATACAAATTTTTACCATCGTTGGAAAAGTCCGGTATTTCTGTTGTGCTTTCGTCATACCTTGACGATACAGCCAAAACGTTAAAGCGGTATAAAACGCGTGCTATTTTCCTAGTTTGATAAAATCCGCTTTTACCGTCACAATTTCTAAATTGGTTTTTAAGTCCTTTAGTATTTAAACTTATACAGTTGCTATTGCTTGAGTTGTCCAGTATATAGCGAATTGACTCCGCTATATCTGTTATTGATTCGATTGATAATATATATGAGCTCATAATTCACACCCCCAATTAATAATAAAAGCCTGAAATAGCTTGTTTTGTTGTGCCCTTAATAACTATGGTCATCAGGTGTGAAAAACTGTCCAATGCAAGCCCATAATTATTAAAATCGTGATTAAGCTTCTCAATTCGCTTGCTACAGCTCAAGGATAATTTTTTTGTACTTCTTTTGTTGCAAGTAGTACTGTCATTTTCTAAATAGCTCAATCTATCTAAATCTGCATTGAGTCTATAAAAGCGGTTCATAAGATGTTTAGCGGTTTCCGGGTCTATGCTATATTCATTTATAGCAAAGTCAAGTTCTCTTTTTCTGAGTTCTGCGATTGTTAATTTTCTCATGGTTTACACCTTTTCCCACGTATGTTATAATATACGCGCCTCTCATATTATTTGTTTGGTGCTCATCGTGTAACTTTGGACGGCTGCGCGATGAGCTTTTTTATTTTGTTCCTTGCCTTTCGACTTGACTAAAGTATATCAAAATGTAAGGCACAAAACAATTGACAAAATATACAAAATGTAAGGCACAAAATAGTAAAACTATTATACAATATATACAAGGCACAAAAATATTTAAAACGCTATTATATAGAAGCAATTATTATTACTTGACTTACAAGGCACAAAAATATATAATAAATGTAACTATATAAATGAAAGAGGTGCAAAACATATGGAATATAAGACCACAGAGGCGCGCAGAAAAGCTAATTATAAATATGATGATAAGTTTGAGCGTGTAAACTGTCGCTTTGCAAAAGGCACAAAAGACAGAATTAAAGCCCTAAAATACAGCGCTAACGATTTTATTAAATTAGCAGTAGCGGAAAAATTAGAACGTGAAGAAAAAATATTAAAATAAGGCACAAAAAAGTAATTGACATACAAGGCACAAAATGTTATAGTTATGTCGTAGCAAATAAACAGTTTAATTAATGAGGTGAGAAAAATGGATGAAAAGAAAATGATTGAAAACTATAAAAGTAGAGTAAAGAGACAGAATGAAAAAGCAAAAGAGAACTATGACAGAATAAGCGTTATGCTGCCAAAAGGCACAAAAGACCGAATACAGGCGCAAGGGCTTACAATTAACGGATTCGTAAACCAATTAGTATTGGACAAGCTAGACGAGCTGGAAAGCAATAACAACGAGTGCCCATTTTAAAATTTAAAGTCGGTTTTTGTGACCGGCTTTTTATTTTTTATATAATATAATTAATATATATGTGTGTAATGTGGTATATATTAATCAATACAGTTGTTGTTATATATTAAACAATTCAATATATTGACAAAATAAGTATATTTGATTATTATTATTTTAAATTTAATTAATAAGCGGAAGCCGGTTGCCCGTACTGTTTGGAATTACTCCAAGCGGTGCGGGCTTTTTTATTTTATGATTTTGAGGTGCTGAGATGGAAAAAATTAAAGGAAATATAACTAAACATTTAATTGCTGATTTTGGCACTTTCCAGCTCTATCGGGAGGACTTCGAGAGGGCTATAGAACAGGCTTGTCAAGAACTGCAAATTGACGATTTGAAAAGCGAGGGTCAAAGACCTTGGAAAGCTGTTTGTAAAAGAGTCGGAGAGATTATATTTAATGATAACAGTATATTAAAAGATAAACAGTTATATGATAATACATGTATGTTAACTAACTACAATAGATATAATTATAATATATTAAATAATATATGTGATGAATATATATATATTAGTGATAAATATAACAAGCTATGTAGTACTGTTGCATTTAGTAATTGGTGTAATATAGATTGTGGTGTTATAGATAATTGGAGACTGAATAAAGAGTCAAGTCCTAAAAGTTATGAGATTTGGCAAAAATTGCAAGGAATCCGTAAAGATTGTATCAAGGATAGAGCATACGACAATAAATCCCCTGTCGGTGCTATGTTCGTTGGCAATAATGAATTTGGCATGAATCAGCCGGGAATTGGCTACGAGGCTACACAAGCAAGAGCGTTAACCGCTAATGAATTGCCACAGTTAGGTGGTGCAAATAGTCAGAACATTAAAGCATTACCGAGCAATAACATGGTTGATAATGCCAAGTAATTGTATATGCAATACACACAATTCTAAACCCTTTATTTACAAGGCTTTGAGAGCTCTTGAGTTATTACAACTATGCACAAAACAGTTGTTTAGCGAAGAGTTGAAAGGGTATAGATGAATTGTATATACAATAGATACAATTTAAGACGCTTGATGTTTAAGAGCTGAGCAATGCGCGCATTGGGTGCCCTGGGGGTGTATATGAAAAGCGACAAACCGCCCCACTTAGCTCCCAAAATATCCGCCAAAACAAAAAGGCCTTTACCCTTACCTCAACCGCACCAAGCAGTATTTATTACTATAACATAAGTTATATATAAATTAAACAACATACACAATAATAATATATATATATACAACTACGATAAAATATTGGTTATATATGATATATATAACAGTAAAGGAGCTGACAGTGATGAAATTAACAGGATTTGAGTCGAGCAAAATTAATTCCGATATGGTAAATCACCCTAGCCACTACAATCTGCCTGACCGAAAAGAGTGCATTGATGAAATGATTGACATTTACGGGCTTAAGGATGTGGCTAAATGGTGTGAGATTACTGCATACAAGTATGAATATCGTGCCGGACATAAAGGTTCTGTAGTTGAGGATATGAGCAAGGCAGAGTGGTGCATGGATAAGGCTCATGAGCTTAAATCTAAGCGCAAATGGAAGATTTTCGACAAGATTGTTTATAAATTCATGCCAATGTTTCTTAAGGGCCTGTATACATGGATAATTTTATTTTGTATGTTTTACGGAATACTCTTTGCTGACCGATGCTCAATGGTAGTCTCAATAGTGTTTTTAGTTCTTGCGTGCATAGCTGAGTCGGTATTGAAAGAAAATGAAGATAATTAGATTTTGAGGTGTAAATCATGTTTGTACTAAAAATTGCAACAACAGTATGGATGGCATTAATTGCTTTTGGAATGGCAAACGCCACATTAAACGGAAAAGTGGGACTTCTTGGTATTGCGGGAATGTTCGGTCAGATACTTGCCATAGCTTTCATGTGGCAGTAAATATAGGGCATTCGCCAAGTGGTAAGGCACGGGATTTTGATTCCCGCATTTCGTTGGTTCAAATCCAACATGCCCTGTTCGGGGTTTTACTTGGTTCCCCCGACATTGGACTTAGTAGTTCCTTTCGCCCTCATAGTGGAAAGCTGTTAAGAGCCGTCACAAGGCTCGTGAGGGTTTAATCGTGTATAATCCCACAATACACGAGCGTGAAAATCAACCTGTCGTAAAGACATCTGTAACAGGCAGAGTAGACATATATACCCCCTTTAATTAATTGTTAAACTAGGGCAACTCAAATCATATGAGTCTTAGGTGAGGTGCAATCCCTCACATGTCCTTTGCTGTAGGTTTCGTTAGTTCTTTTCCTACAGCACATACAAATTTATATCTCCGGAGGGTGTAGCCACTCCTTAGACTTCACCCTCATTATTGGCTTGTAGTTCAACAGGTAGAACACTTGACTGTTAATCAAGTAGTTGTAGGTTCAAGTCCTATCAAGCCAGCTTGCAGATATTTCTGCAAATAGGGGTTCTGCTTTCCCCCTTTGTTGAATTTTTTCATGCAGAGGCAAAACTAGCCTAATTAGTTTTGCCTTACTATCGGCATGTAGCTCAGTGGTAGAGCAGTCGGCTATTAGCTGATGTGTCGTGGGTTCGATTCCCAACCTTGCCGATTAATTATTGGTTCAAGTAGGCGACAAGGCTTGATTAAATGGGCGGTACAGAAAATGCGCTGCTAAGTCCTGCCAATAAATTATTTGCCGATATGGGATAATGGTATTCCAATAGCTTGCTAAGCTATCCAACAGAAATGTTGTTCGTGTTCGATTCACGATGTCGGCGCTAACTTACGACAGGCTATAAGAGTCAGCCGTAAGCGGTATAAAAAGTCCGCATGAATCTGTACAAAATGTAGCGACAAAAGCAGTTTCAGTATAACAGTCACGCTACGGCTGTTATATATGGCGAAATAGCCAAGTGGTAAAAGGCAACAGACCGCAAATCTGTGACCGCCAGTTCAAATCTGGCTTTCGCCTTGCTGATGTGTGGCGAAATGGGTAAACGCTATTGCCGTAAGATAATTCGTTGAAACCGGCAACTTAGATGACGAGAGTCGCGACAATCATGTGTGGTTCAAATCCACACCACATCAAGTGGTCGGGTAGCTCCCGAATAAGCAGGCGTTGCAGTAGCCCCTGCTGAAATAATTAAAATGCTTGTGTTGGTTGATTTGTGAACAAGATGGCAGATAGCGTAATGAAGTGCCATAAATACTTTCCAACACAAGAAACTGCATAACGGATAGTAGTTCAGTTGGGAGTAACACTTGATTCATTCAAGTAGTCACAGGTTCAAGTCCTGTCTATCCGATTACAACAAACTAGCTTGACGAAGCGAAAAGCAGAACTACGACTGCCTGTTTGTTGTTATTACTAATCGTAGAGTTGAGCGGATAAGGCGGACGCTCTTATTATCTTTCGTAGGAGGTAATTTATGAATTTTAAAGAATTATTTATTGACAAATCAAAGACACTTATCATAAATACTGATTTAGCACTTGTTTTAGGAGATTTAAACGAAGCAATAGTGTTAAATCAATTAAATTATTGGCTAGGAATTAACAAAAAGGCCGGTAAAAATTTTATTGACGATAGATATTGGGTATATAACTCATACAGCGATTGGAAAGCTAAAGATTTTCCGTATTGGAGTGAAAAAACGATACAGAGAACATTTACAAGGCTTGAAAATAAAGGAGTCGTTGTATCTGCTAATTATAACAAATTGGGTATTGATAAAACAAAGTGGTACACAATAGATACTGAAAAATTACAAGAGCTTGTGGATGAATTTAATTCCGATGAGGACAAAATGACAAATCGACAAGACAATATGACAGACCGACAGGACAAAATGACCTGTCGAGAAGGACAATGTGACAGACCATTACCAGAGATTACTACAGAGAATATAAACAGAGACTATAATTCAGAGATTACGGGAGAGGTACATACATCTGTTTCCGAGAAACAGACGGCAAGAGTCACCCGAAAGGATATGCAAGCAAAGAAAGATGATATGCTCTATAGATTCTCTGAAATATGTGACAACAACATTGAAAACAAGACAGTCGAAGAAGTAGTCAAAAACGCATTTTGCAGATACATTAACCTGTACGAAACAGATTTTTGCAAGGTTCACCCAATCTTGACCGATAAGACTTTGACTAATGTATGCCTGTCGCTTTCTAATGTGACCGATACGGAGCATAATCACTTTGAGTGGACAGATGTTTACCTAGCAGACGAAACAGGGCTTACTGGGCTTGATAGAATGGTTAATGAGCATTTCAGACGAACACATAGAAGAGAGACTAACTACTCGATAACACATTTTGCTAAAAGCGACTATCTGCTACAGTTGGCTCAAGGCATTATTGAGTACTAAACGGAGGTATAAGTATGGCAAAAGGAGTTAAGACACGAAATATTGAATCATTCCGAGAGGGATTGATGGAATACGCATATGGCAGATGTTCACAGGCACAAGCTGCAAAGATAGCCGGTATGAGCGTGCCGACATTTAGGAAATACGCAAATATGCATTTTTTAGGTATTCCGTTTCCTGACACACTGTTTAAGGCAAAGGAAGAATAAGCAATGAGCACAAACTGTGTGAACTGTGGCGCACCGATTGACAGAAAACTTAAAAAATGCCCTTATTGTGGTACACCTTATGACTACAGTGGCTTTAATGCAAGTTTTGAAAATGCGCTTGGAACTATCTCTATTGCGGGGAAAGAATATCAAGTGTATTTAGACAAATGTGAGGTAAACATAATTAATATGGGGTGTGGCAGAGGCATAGACGGAATGCTTCACGGAGACAAAATTGTTAGCAAACGAAAATTTACTTTGATTGAGGTGTGATATGTGCGAGTTTTGTTGCAAAATAGGAAAATTGGAAAAAATCAAGCAAGGAGCTTTTAGAGGCGGATATTATCCCGAAAAAATGAAACACAAATTGTTGAATTTGAAAATGCATTTCATTTATTTGTCGGATGTAGCGACCCTTTTATGGCTGGAATTGAAATCGAAGATATAAAATTTTGCCCTATCTGCGGTAGAAAGTTGGTGGAAGAATGATATCGTACAAAATAGCATTGTTTATTTACTATCTCTTATCGTTATGGCTCATAAAGAAATCCAAAAATATTAGAGAAGTCGCAGAAACGGGGTTTTTAAGTATTATATTTCTTTTGACAATGATTGTAGCGAACATTTAAGCATATAGAATAGGCGGTGAAAGAATGAAACATCAAAAAGAATGGCGCACTTGTGACAGGTGCGGAAAAGAGATAAAAGTAGGGCTATTGGGTACAAACTCAATCACGAGAAATGGCGTATTGAATACAACCTACGATTTATGTAATGAGTGCATGGAAGATTTTTGGGGGTTTATGAGAAATGAAACTGACAGTCGGAAATAGCGTATATGAAATGACGGCAGAACAATTAAAAGCAGTTTTACATGTTGCAAGTAAACAGGTTCCATTTGGAATTTATGCAGTCAGCAAAAAAGGCATGGCTATTCTTTTGAAGGAAACCTATTCCACCCATGAGGAGCTGAAAAAGGCTGTTTCTGATTATGCGATGAAAGGATTTAAGGTTTATTACAATGAGTATGGCAGAAGTAATTAAATCAATAGAGCGTGAAGCACTTAGAGAAGCACAATCACAGGAAATAAGCGGTAGAAATGGCAAACGTATAGATTGTTCCACTTTAGAAGATGAACCTGTTATCGAGGCAGATAATGGAGCAGACAAAGAGTAAGAATGTGGAGGACTAGAACGGATGAAGATAATTCAAAAAGGCAACTTAGATTTTGTCAATAAGCCTTTAAAATTCAGTTGTAAAAATTGCTATACCATTTTTGAAGCAAACAATAGAGAATATGAGTATTGTGGCGACCAACGAGAGGGCGATAACTGGAAATGCAAATGCCCTTTGTGCCACAAAACGGTTTATTACAGCTAAATAATGATTGCTGATTATCAACAGAAAGGGGAACATATTATGGCTGATTTGAAAATATTTACAGAAAATATAGAACATAAAGCATTAAATCAGATATATACGCTTGTAAAACAGCCAGCATTTTCGGATTGCAAGATAAGAATTATGCCGGATGTTCATGCAGGAGCAGGGTGTGTTATCGGATTTACTGCTGATTTAGGAGAAAAAGTAATACCGAATATTGTTGGAGTTGACATAGGCTGTGGGATGCTTACTACAAACTTGGGGAATATTGATATTGATTTTGAGAGATTAGATAACATCATTAGAGAATATGTTCCAAGTGGTAGAAAGGTTCATGAAGAAGAAAACTTATCTGTTGCAAGTGATATTATTGAAAAATTGTATTGCAAGGAGCAGTTGAAAAATATAAATTGGTTGAAAAGAAGTTGTGGCACGCTGGGAGGCGGCAATCATTTTATCGAAGTTGATAACGATAGCAATAATAATAAATATCTTATTATTCATTCGGGAAGTAGAAATGTCGGAAAGCAAGTCGCAGAAATATATCAGCAAATGGCGATTGATGATATTTCGGGAAAATCGAATTTCAAACAAGATAGTGAGAAATTGATTTCTGAATACAAAAAATGTAAAAGAGAAAGAGAAATCAGCAAGGCTATCAAAGAATTAAAGCAGTCCTACGAAGCAAATACAACTAAAATCCCTAGAGAGTTATCATATCTTGTTGGAAAACATAGAGAAATGTATTTGCACGATATGAAATTATGTCAAGAGTTTGCGGAAATTAATAGAAGAGCCATTCAGAGCATTATTTGTTACTATATGGGGTGGGAAGTTACAAAAGAAACTGAACGATTTCAAACGATTCACAACTACATTGAACACGATACAAATATTGTCCGTAAAGGTGCTATTTCTGCAAAAATGGGGGAAAAGGTACTGATACCAATAAACATGCGTGACGGTTGCATTTTGGGAATTGGCAAGGGAAATGAAGATTGGAATTATTCAGCGCCGCATGGAGCAGGGCGAACAATGAGCAGAACAAAGGCAAAAGAAAGCATTTTGCTAGAAGAGTATCAAAAAGCAATGGACGGAATATTTACAACATCTGTAAATACATCTACGATTGATGAAAGCCCTATGGCATATAAAACAATGGATGAAATAATTGGAAATATAAAAGATACCGTTGAAATAGTTGACATTATAAAACCGATTTACAATTTCAAAGCAAACGAATAAAAACAATTACCGGCTACAGATTGATTGTAGTCGCTACCCTAAAACAGTTATAGGCAGAGGTCTATAAGCACCTTTGCTTTTTAAAAGTGGAGGTGCTTTTCTTATGGCTAGTCAGAGCCTTATTTCCACAGTAAACGGATATGAAAACTACATAAAGGATAAAGGAAAAGACGAGCAAGTAATTAATGCCTATGTAGACGCTTGTAGTGTAGCCATAAACGGCGAGAAAGATATTGAGTATGGACTACAACTCACTAAGAGGGCAAAAGAGCTTATAGAGGGCTTCTGCACGGCTAAAACAGGTGGCACGATTTGGGATTTGGAAAAATACGCATTCGACCACAAAACCACATATGAGCTGATAAACAAAAAATATGAGGTTTTGCTACTTGAAGCCCAAAACAAAATAGTTGACAGCTATTTTCAGTACATAGAGAAAAAGCGTGAGCCTAAAGACAGATTTTATATGCCACGTAGAAAACAACTAATCAAAATCGGGCTTGTGGACGCACTGCAAGGCATGATTGATGATAAATACGACATATTGTGCGTGAGCCTAGTGCCTGGAGCTGGAAAGAGTACGATTGAGAAATTCTTTCATTCGGCAGTTGCCGGTTGGTTTCCAAAAGACTACAGCCTATTTTATTCACATAGTGGTGACATTACACGAATGTACTACGATGGAGTGTACGACATTGTTACCAATGATGATGATTATGCATGGCATGACATTTTTCCTAAACTATCAGTTACAAGCACGAATGCCAAAATGGAGCGATTCAATATTGGCAAATACAAACCTTTTCCGTCAGTACAATGTACTTCTGTTGGAAGCAAGAATGCCGGAAAAGTCCGTGCAAGTAAATTTTTGCTAGTTGATGATATGATAGGCGGAATTGAGGAAGCCTTAAACCCCACAATACTTGATAAGTTGTGGGATAAATACGCAGTAGACGCAAGACAGCGTAAGACACAAGATACGGACGGAAAGCCGTGTAAAGAGATACATATTGCCACTCGTTGGAGCGTACATGATGTTATCGGACGCCTTCAAAATATGTATGTCGGAAATCCAAGAGTCAAAACAATATCGGTTCCCGATGTAGACCCGGTGACAGGGGAAAGCAATTTTGATTATGAGTATGGTGGTTTTACGAAAGAGTTTTTTGCCGACCAACAATTGCTCATGGACGAAATCTCTTACCGATGTTTGTATAAACAGGAACCTATCGAGCGTGAGGGTCTATTGTTTCCCGATGATAAAATCCGCAGATACCTCAATCTGCCACATGGTGAACCGGAAATTATCACAGCTCAATGCGATACAAAGGGAAAAGGCACAGACTATTTTGTTATGCCAATACTGCAAAAATATGGCGAGGACTATTACTGCATTGATTGCGTGTGTGATAATACGGCAGACTATGAAATGCAGTATGAAAACGCATCAAACACATTAGTCAATAATCAAGTACAAGAGTGCGAGTTTGAGCGTAATGCCGGTGGTGACAGAGTGGCTATGGAAGTTAATAAGAGAGTTGAAAACAAAGGGTGGATATGCAACATCACTGATGTACCGACAGAGACAAATAAGGAAGCACGTATTTTTCAGTGTTCTAACTGGATTTTACAACATATTATTTTCAAAGACCAATCACGTTATAAGCCCAATGAGCCTTATGGAGTAATGGTATCACTGCTGAAACGATATTCAGTAACAGGCAAAAAACAGCTCGATGATGTTCCTGACGTTTTTTCAAACTTTGCCTTAAGAATGACGCAAGGCAGTAGAATAGCAAAGGTTGAAGCAGTACACAATCCGTTCAGAGGAGGACTTTATTAATGAATACAAAAACTTACTTAAATCAAATCAGCAGATTAGATAAAATGATACAAAATAAGCTGTCTGAAATATACCGGCTTAAGACAATAGCATGTAGCGTTACTGTTTCAACGGACAAAGAGGCGGTTGATGTTTCGTCTGACAAAGATAAATTAGGCAGTACAGTAACTAAAATTGTGGACTTGGAAAAAGATACAGACAGACTTGTTGATGAATTTATGAGAAAAAGAAACCATATTATCAGCCAAATTGATAGTATGGAGAATACTGACTATTATCATGTACTCTCAATGAGATATGTCAATCAAAACACTTTTGAAGAAATCGCGCAGGCTACAAATTGGAGCATAAGAAAAATATTTACAATCCACGGCAGAGCCTTGCAAGAGTTTGAAAGGCTTTACGGAAAAGAATATCTTGAAAATGTGCAGTAGTGTGCATAGTTTTACATATCATTGCATATATACACTTAAAAAATTGACAGTTATAATATAACTATGAAAAAATCGTAATTCGTTCATTGCGAAAATCTCTTTTAGAAATGGCACTCACAGATTGTGGGTGCTATTTTTTGTGAAGCGAGGGTAACATGAATAATCAGAATATTAATATTGTACCAACAGGAAAACGAAGTGTAATGTGCCCTCGTTGCGGAAAGCTATTAACGTGGGTAAATAAAAACGATAAGAAGCACCACAAAGTAATGTGTACGCACTGCCGTAAATGGATATGGTTTTGGGCTGGCACACAAGAATTTCAGATAAAAGAGGTTCCACAGAGAACTTCTGCAAGTGGCATGAGGTTTTATTGATGTATAGATATGCTCATAAAAATGTAAGACCTTTTTCGGCTGTTTGCCACAATAATTACGGCAGACAGGTTATTTTCACGCGTAAAAGGCAAATCACAAAAAATAACATAATCGAAGAACTGAATAAAGCACTTGTAATTCACGAGCAAAACGCTATTGAGATTGAGTATCTTGACAGATACTATCGTGGTGACCAACCGATTTTGTATCGGCAAAAGGTAAATCGCCCGGAAATCAATAACAAGATTGCTGTAAATCTTGCATATGAGCTTGTTGAGCGCAAAACTGCAGAAATGTGTGCCGAGCCAATCCAATATGTGCTGCGTGGCACCGATAACCACAAGTCAGAGGAAATCACACAGCTTAACATCACAATGGATTCAGAAAGCAAACAGGAGTGCGATATAGACATACATCGTTGGAGAAGCATATGCGGTACCGGCTACAGATTCATCGGTAATGATGACGGACAAGGACAGTTGCTTGATGAAAGTGATTTTTATTTATCGTCTGAAAATCCAATGTATACCTTTGTAGCATACTACTCAAACGGACGTCCGGCATTCTCTTGTCAAATCGGAGAGGATGAGAACGGAGCAAATATTTATTATGTGTTCACCGACAATGAGTGGTTTGATATTCGCAACGACAAGATTTATGCAAGCGGAACAAACGGCAATAGAGCAATTCCGGTGATTGAATATCCAAACAATGCAAGACGATTATCTGATATTGAAATGACTATTGCAATCACAGACGCTATCAACGTGCTTACATCGGACAGAATTAATGGTGTCGAGCAGTTTGTGTCTGCATGGGTGAAATTCGTTAATTGCGAGATTGACATAGATACATTCAGAAAAATGCGACAAGAGGGAGCATTGGTAGTTAAATCTAACAATGGTTCAGACAACAAGGCTGATGTTGATGTAATGACGAGCGAACTTAATCAGACAGAGGGGCAAGTGGTATTCACTGACCTTTTTGAAAGGTTTTTAAGTATTCAAGGTCTTGCAAATCGTCAAGGCAACACAGGCGGTGACACCGGCTCGGCTGTAGAACTGCGAAACGGACATTATGATGCCGGACTTAGGACAGCTATTAATGAGCCTATCCTCAAAAAATCGGAGAGAATGGCACTTAGACTTATTCTTAACAGGCTGAGAATTAATAAGGACTTTACGCTTATGCCTAGCGATGTTGAGATACACATTAATCATAATAAGCTAGATAACATGCTTGTTAAGGCAGAAGTACTTGAAATATTACTTAGGTGCGGTATCAATTACAAGAGAGCCGTCAAGACGATTGACATGTTTAGCGACCCTGAACAAGTCACTCTTGAAAGCGCTAAACGGATGGAAATGTTATTCCCGGAAGAACAGCCGACAACAGCTACGCCTAACAATAATAACGATGATAAGACAGCCGATGAATAATTGGCTGTCAATTTATTTTGGAGCTTGATATGGCAGATGAAATCCACGCACTTAACAAAAATGAAATACAAGACATAGATTATGACACATATTTTGGTGAGATGGATTTGACGGACGAGGAAAAGGAAGATAGAAAAAAGCTTGCTGAAAAGTTTGAAAAAATCTTTGTTATGCTATTTGCCTTGTTATCCGGCAAGGAAGAAACAGAGATAACAACTATCACCAAAGAATTTATCATCAGATATGAGAGCATTGCCACGCAGTATTGCAAAGCAAAGAAAACACCCTCATACATTACAGACTATGCCCGGTACATTGTGAATGAGGTGGTTGACGCCACCACACAAAATACTGAAGTAGAGTATTTTACTTCACAGAAGCGAGCAAAAAATGTAGCTGCGAATGAAGCTAATGCAGTCGGCAATTACAGATTGCAAACCGAAATGGTGAAACAAGGTTACAAAACAAAAGAGTGGCGCTCAAAAGAAGATTCACATGTCAGACCTACACATGCAGATGTTGACGGAAAGAGAATTGATATTTTTAAGCCGTTTGAGGTTGGAAATTCACTGATGATGTTTCCGAAAGACCACTCTTTAGGGGCACAGGTAAAAGAAATAGCAGGGTGTAGATGCAGTCTTAAATATTACAAATAATAAGCAACTTGTAAGGAAAACTTATAGGTTGCTTTTTATTATACAAAATTTGCAGTTGTGCGTTAAACAACAGAAAAACTCGGCTGGTGCGACCAGTGATAACAAAAGCGTGAGTTACGGAGGTAATGAAATGACAAGAAATGATGTTTTGAAGCTTTTCCCAGACGCAACGGATGAGCAGATAACAAATCTGCTTAACAAAAGCGGTGAGGAAATGGCAAGAGAGAAAGAGAAAGCCAATCAGTATAAGGCTAAAGCCGACAAAGCTGACGAGCTACAGACACAGCTTGACGAGCTACAGGCTGGCAACATGACAGAGCTTGAAAAGGCAAATAAAGCCCTAGAGACAGCCAATCAACAGATTGCCAAGCTACAGAAAGATAATGCCGTCAGAGATTTACGAGAGAGTGCAATGTCTGATTTTGGCATTACTGCAGAACAGGCAAAGACAGTAGTAAAAGAGGATGGTTCTTTTGACACGGCAGTTCTTGGAAAAATTATGTCCGACAAAGAAGCCAATGCGATAGCAGAGTATGAGAAAAATGCACTCAAAGGTACTCCTAATCCAAACAATGGCGGTAACAATAATGATGGTGATACAGGAAATAAGACAAATGCTGAAAAGATAGCAGAAAGCCTTATATCTGACACACCTAAGAGCAACAACATTTTATCACATTACATTCAGTAATAACAGGAGGTAAAAAATGGCAAAGGAAATGAATATGCAGTATGAAAAGACTTCATACGCTGGAGATGTTCAGATTTTAAAGAGAGAGCCTAATGAGGCAATCCCACTGACACTTGATTTTGATGGTGTAACAACTACAAATGCACAGGGCAAGAAGATTGTCAAAGCGGGTACACCAATCGGAGCAACCGGCAAGGCTGACAACACAGCCACAGTAGTAGGCATTTTAAGGTTTGATGTAACAGAGGACAGACCACAGGGAGTACTGCTTAAGAAAGCATATCTTAACACAAAGGTAGCAGAAGCACACTCAGGCGTTACATATGACGAAACAGTTAAGACAGCTCTTCCAATGATTGTATTTGAATAATAACAGGAGGTAAACAGATGTTAATTAATGAAGTATTAGACAGCAAGTCTATCGCATTATCAGCAACAGAAAACGCTAGTAATCAGATACCTTATCTCGGTTTACAGTGGTTTCCGGAGAGAAAGAAACAGGGGCTTGATTTAAGCTGGATTAAGACACATAAAGGACTTCCAGTATCACTTGCACCATCCAACTTTGACACAATCCCAACAATTAGAGTTAGAGAGGGATTAAGCAAGGAAAAAACACAGATGGCATTTTTCCGTGAGGGAATGACAGTTGGTGAAGAGGAAATGTTTGAAATCGAGCGTATTCAATCAGCAGATGACCCTTACCTTGCAAGTGCTTTATCAAGCGTATATGACGATACTAACAACCTTGTAAGCGGTGCGGAAGTTGTACCTGAGCGTATGAGAATGTCACTTCTTGCAACAAGCGCGGGCCGCCCGGTAATCGCCATTGTGAGCGATGGTGTTCAGTACGCTTATGATTACGATAAAGATGGCTCATACACAAAAGACCATTACGCAAAGTTATCCGGCACAAGCATGTGGAGCGATACAGCTAATTCAAAGCCACTTACAGACCTTAACAATGCAAGAAAGAAGTTACAGAAGCAAGGCAAGATTGCTAGATATGTGCTTATGAACAGCAATACATTTCAGTATTTGCTTGATAATGCACAGATAAGAAACTCAATCCTCGCACAGAACCTTACAGCAACTATTGATGTTGACGATGATACTGTTATTTCAGTAGTGCAGAAGAGAACAAAGCTCACTATCGTACTTTACGATAAGATGTACATTGATGATGATGGCAAGGAGCAGTACTTCTACCCGGATAACAAGGTTACACTTCTTCCGGAGGGAAGTCTCGGTAGCACTTGGTTTGGTACTACACCGGAAGAAAGAACTGCAAGACAGGTAGCTGATGTAGATGTAACAGTATATGGTGTGGGTATCACAGTTGCTACAAAGACAGAGTACGGACCACCTATGAAGATGTCAACATTTGCTTCCGAGGTTGTTCTTCCATCATATGAGAATATGGATAGCACATTCGTATATGAGGTTCATAGCGAAGAGTAGGGGGTGCAACTATGAAATATCCATATATAGTGATTCATAATGGTAAATGGTATAACGCTGGCGAAGAGGTTCCGGAAAATAATAATTCCGGAGCTTCTTTTGATTATAGCAAGACAACCATTAATCGCATGTCTACATCTGATTTACAGGCTTTTGCCACAGAACAAGGTATAGACAATGCAGAAGAACTTACAGGAGCAGAGCTAAAGAAACTGTTAATTGAAAAGTTTGGATTATAAGGAGCTTAGCATGGAATACACCACATTAGAGCAAGTCAAAATCAGACTTAAACAATTTCATATTGAAACTGTCACAAACGATGATGAAACAACATCTGATGTGGTTGTATTCGATAAAAAGGAAGATAACCCACTCATTGAACAGCTCATTAAGCAAGCCACGGAAGATGTAAAGGCAAAAAGGTGTTATCCAGACACTTTCACTGATGATGATATAACTGCCGATTTAAAGCAGTTTGAAAATGTTGTTATCAATCTTGCTGTCTACGACCATTCACAAGCTGGTGAGAACTATATGAGCGCATTGAGTGAGGGCGGAGTGAGCCGTACATGGAAAGACAGAGATAAGCTGTTTGTCGGAGTATTTCCTTTTGTCAAAGTACTATAAGCAAAAGAAGATTGTGCGTTACCATTTTACTGATGTCGGTAACATGGTAGCAGGCGGTACACATTAAGTGGTGGTGGGCGGTGTGCCAATTACTAAAGACGAAAGGCTGTAAGATGAATAATTTAATCTATCAGACATACATTATTGCCTTGCCAATCGTTCTGACAGCACTTTTGGGTTATATTGTTTGGCTTTTACAAGAGCAGAAAAAGCAAAAAGCGATAGACACAAAAGAAAGAAACGAGCGCATTGAAGAGGAAAAGAAGCTACGACAAGCGAACGGAAAAGGTACAATGTTACTTTTACGAGTACAGCTTATCGAATACCATGATAAGTACATGAAGCTTGGCGAAATTCCCTCATATGCGTATCAGAATTTTTGCGAGATGTATGACGCATACCACGCACTTGGTGGTAATGGCATGGTAACAAAAATGAAAAATGAGATTGAGGAAATCCATTTAGGTAAAGGAGGAAAAAACGGATGGACTTTACACAAGTACCTACGGTAGTTGCCATTATGGTAATTACTTATTTAATCGGATATGCTTCAAAGCAGATACCACAGGTCAAAGATAATATTATTCCTATTATCGTAGGTGTGGCCGGTGGAGTACTCGGCATTGTTGGAATGTTTGTAATTCCCGGTTATCCGGCAAACAACATTCTTGATGCAATAGCGGTTGGCATTGTGTCGGGCATGGCAAGTACCGGTGTTAATCAGATTTACAAGCAGATAAAGAAAAATGCTTGACATTAATAAACAAGCCATGAAATACGCGCTTCAAGGTCAAACTGTCACAGTCTATGACAAAGACGAGGACGGAAATCTAAAGTTTTACGAAACAGAGGACGGAGAGAAGATATATTACACCCATGAAGAAACAGGCTTTTCAGAGCCGGTCGATTTTCGGGCGAATATATCGTTTGACGGAGGAGAAGCGCAAAACAAGGAATATGGCTTTAATACGGCTGACTTTGATGCTGTTTTGCTGACAGACAGAGGAGAATACCCTTTTAAAAAGGGCGATGTTATTTGGCTCGATAGCGAGCCTACAAAGGATGCCAACGGATTAGTTGATTCAACTTCCGCAGACTTTACAATAGTAGGAGTGAAGCCCTCTCTTTACTCAGTTAAATACATGCTCAAAGCAGTTGTGAAAGAAGTGTAATTATGAAAATTGACGTTTCTCTGACAGAAAAATCTATACAAGATGCGATAGACAAGCTTGAAAGATACAAAGACCGCTTACAGGACAAGTGCATAGCGTTTGTTGGAGAGCTTGCTAGTAATGGTATAGCCGTAGCACAAGCAAATACAGGCAATTTTGGACACTATATTACATTTAGTTACGAAATTAAAGACACAACAGACGGCTGTACAGCTATTATTCTTGCGACAGAAACAGGGCAGATACAAAGCACATGGCAGACGGCAGATGGACTTAAAACAGTTGATGTATCGCCTTTGCTTATGGCTGAATACGGCTCAGGCTGGAAAGCTAAACCACATTTCAATGACGCAAGGGGCGGTCAGGGCACTTTCCCGGGACAGACACACGCATTCGATAGTGAGGGTTGGTATTGGAGAGACGAAAGCGGAGAATTACACCATTCATACGGCATTACACCTACAATGCCGATGTATCACGCATTTGTAGAAATGGAAAATGACATTATGAGAACGGCACGGAAAAATTTTAGTTGAGGTGAGATAAAGTGGCAAGTCAAAATCAATGGGTATACGACCTTGAAAATCTCACATATGCGATTGTGAAAACCCGATGTGAGAAAAAATTGAAAACTAAATATCCCAAGCTAAAATTCACGCAAGAGGAACAGTCGGACAGTGCAACGGCTAGTTTCCCGACAGTGCTAGTTCAAGCACTCGAACCTATAGAACAGAATGAGGATTTAGAGTGTGAAAGAATAAATACAGTGTTATTTACGGCACAAGTAATTGTTACAACGAATAAAAGCCGTTCAGAAGCCTTGAATGTGGCACAGACAGTGGCTAATGAATACAAAGCTATGTCATTCAAGCTGACAACAACCCCATTCGCTAGAAAAAACGGCAAAATATGGACTGCAACATTACGTGCTAGGCGGTCATTCGATTGGAATGATAGATTATAAGAGCCTTTTGGCTCTTATTTTTTTATGAAAAATTAGGAGGTAATACAAATGGCAACAGGATTAAAAAGTAGAATTGCTTACAAGACACCAACCGCATCTGCCACAAGTGGCGATTATTGGGCTGGAACTTACAAGCTCTTACTTAGAGCAAAATCAATTCCCTCACCATTCGGTTCACAAAACATGGTAGATACTTCAACTCTTGAAGATTTAGTAGAGACGCAGGAAATGGGCAGACGTTCAGCCGGTTCCATGGAAGTTGAGGGGGCTTTTGAGAAGAAGTACAAGGATGAGATGGTAACTAACGAGGGCAAGAAGCTCGACTTTATCATTCTTTATGGTACAGATGGAAAAGGTTCAGAGGGTATCTGTGCTTTTATTGGACAGGAGTCATTCGCCCCAGGTGAGGCATCTGATGACCACTTAACAGGAACTGCGACTGTATCAGTTCAGACAGTGCCTAAGTGGATTGAGGATAACTACGATGTTGCGGTAACAGAGGATGACCAAGGCTATCCAGCAGAAATCACACTCACAAAAAAATCATGAGCCAATCGAAAAAAGCCGTAGCGGTTGGCTATGATGATAGCACGGCTGACAGCGAACTTGAAGAAACAATATAGTAAGGTAATCGAGGCAGTGTTAAAACTGCCTCTTTCCCTATATAAATTAGGGAGAAAGGGAAAAATAAAATGAAAATTAAATTAAACGGAAAAGAATACACAGTTAAATTCGGATATGCACCGGTATATCAAAATAGAATTATCCCAAGAGTTGTAGGAATGGGACAACAGGGAGATGAGCTTGAAGCGATTGACAACATGCTCGGCTTTTTACCGGAGTTTTTGCTCGTGGGCTTGCAAAAGTTTCACGCTGACGAATTTGGCTTTGATTTTGACGATAAAGAAGCGAAAGAGAAGCAATTGGTAAAGATGTATGACTTACTTGACGATTACCTTGACCCTGAGAATGAAGAGGGCAAAGATATAATGTCGCTCTACGATGATTTGACGGCAGAGCTGGAGAAGAACAGTTTTTTATCGAAGCTGTTGGCGAAAGAGGAACAGACAGCCAAGAAGAAACCAATCAAGAAGTAAAAGAGCTTACATGGGAAGTTTACTGCGAGGAAATCCGCCCATATTGGCTTTTAGTGACTAAAGGCTATGGATTTAGCGTTGAGGACATAGATATGTCTTGCCCGGCTGATTTAGAGCCTTATTCAAAGGCTTATATGCTTGAGCAAAAAGAAGCCGACTCCAACATGTGGGCTTGGTGGGGCACATACGGATTGAGTGCAACTCTTACAGCTATCGACAGAGCCTTAAATGGCAACAAAGCAAGAGCAAAATACATTGAGAAATCATTAAATGAGCAATACTCAGAAGATAACGAGCCTAAATACAAGGAGTCTAATGAGGAAATTGCCGTTTATGAAATGAAGCAACGAATTAACGCATTAAGACAGTCAGGATTACCTGAAAGTCCTGATTAATGAGGTGAAAATATGGCATATAAAGGAATTGACGTATCGTCATATCAAGGAAATATTGATTGGAGTAAGATTAAGTGGGCTGGAGTGCAATTTGCAATCCTTAAAATAATTCGCAAAGACCTTAATCCGGATAAAACCTTTGAGCAAAATTGGAAAGGCTGTACTGATGTAGGAATGCCGATACAAGGTGTTTATAACTACTCATACGCTACAACAGTAGATAAGGCAAAGACAGACGCACAGAGAGTGATTGAGGTACTTAACGGAAGAAAAACTTTCGTTTGGTTAGATGTTGAAGATAAATGTCAGCAAGGACTCGGACAGACACTTATTGATATTATCAACACATATCAGAGCGTTATCAAAAGTACCGGGCTTAACTTCGGTGTATACACAGGACTTAGCTTTTACAATCAGTACATTGCACCATACGCAAATCAGATTAACTGTCCGTTTTGGATTGCGCGTTATCCGTCAACTAAGGGAATGTCTATTGGTGATGAGCCTAACAGCGCAAAGAAGCCTGTTATACAGCATCCACTGTATGGCTGGCAGTATTCAAGCGCATTTACTTGTAGCGGTCTGAATAACAGTACTGACGCTAACTTACTCTATATTGAGCTTGATAAGGACGACGGAATAGAGAATAATCCAGCGCCAATAGCAACTCCGACACCAATGGTAACTCCGGCAAAGAATAACGTTTGGAAAGGCAATGAGGAATATTACCTCAATAATGAAGATGTAAGAAAATGGCAACATGCCATGAACATCGGATTTGACACAGACGAGCTTAAGGAGGATGGCAAGTTTGGAGCCAATTCACAGAGATTTGCCAAAAATCACAATCTGTGGAGCGGACAGAAGTATAACTGCCCGACAGCCATTAAGTGGTTGAGAAAAACTCTACATGACAAGTATCATTTCTACAAACTTGATACTGATTATAAAGAGTGGAGTGACTACCTCACTAAATGTGTCATGGTATTTCAAAAGAATAGAGGTCTTAAGCAAGATGGATATGTTGGATTGATTACAACATACTATCTGCTCAAAGACTAAATACATGAGAGCTACTTTAGTGTAGCTCTCTTTTTTATTACATACAGGGGGGGTGAGAAAATGGCAGAGAGCATTGAGCTTCAAATCAAGTCAGACGCACAACAAGCGACTAGAGCCATAGGCAATTTACAAGCTAAGCTGCAAGGGCTTGGAGATACTCTCAATTCCCTCAATGGTGCAAGCATAAGCAATTTTGCGAGCGGAATGTCACAACTTGCAACATCACTTAGAAGCGTGAGCAGTATTGACACACGTACATTTAGCAAGATTGCCACTAACATGGAAAAGCTTGGCAACCTTGATACTGCAAGGCTTGTCAGCTCGGCAAGCGCCTTAAAGAGCATGGCAACAGAATTGTCAGGCTTTGCGAGCATATCAAAGCAATCAGCAGAAATTACACAGCTAACAGCTTCAATCTCAAAGCTCGGTTCAAAATCAGCCGGATATGCTGCTGACAACATAAGGAACCTTGGCAGCGCCTTGAAAGAGGTAATGACAACATTATCTAACGCACCGAGAGTCAGCAACAATATAATTCAAATGACTAATGCGCTTGCTAATCTGTCACAACAAGGCGCAAAAGTCGGTTCGGCTAGTAGGTCGCTCGTAACAGGATTTTCAAACACAACTAAGTCGATTAAGAGTACAAGAAGTGGATTTAGGGGCTTGGCTTCAACTATCGGTAAGTTTTACGCAACTTATTGGTTGGTTATGCGAGCTGTCGGAAAGCTAGGCAGTGCAGTTGATTTAGCGAGCCAATTAACAGAGGTTCAAAACGTAGTAGATACCACGTTTGGTGACATGGCAAGCAAGGTTGATGATTTTACAAAAACATCAATTCAAGATTTTGGAATGTCGGAGCTGACAGTTAAGCAAATTGCAAGCCGTTTCCAAGCGCTAGGAACTTCCATAGGCATTTCATCAGAACAAGTGGCAAATGGTACGGCTGTGGCAAATAAAGCTCTTATGAGCCAAAATAACACGCTATACAAGACTACAGACAGTATGGCTGATATGTCGCTTAATCTTACAAGGTTAGCTGGCGATATGGCTTCATTTTATGATGTAGACCAAGCTGATGTTGCAAAGAGCTTACAATCCATTTTTTCGGGAACAATAGCACCGCTAAGGAGATACGGACTTGATTTAACACAAGCCACACTTTCAGAATGGGCTATGAAAAACGGATTTGACGCAAATATTAAATCCATGACGCAAGCTGAAAAGGTATTGCTAAGATATAATTATGTCATGGCAAATACGCAAGCTGCACAGGGTGATTTTGCCAAGACCGCAAATACCTGGGCTAACAGTGTAAGAGTCCTTAAGCAAGAGTTCCAAGCATGGGGCAGTATCATAGGTAGCGTAGTAATCAATGCTTTAAAGCCATTTGTCCAAGCCTTAAATAAGGTAATGCTCAAAGTTATCAGTTTCACAAGAACTGTAGCTGACGCACTCGGAGCAATCTTCGGATGGACTATCGAGATAAGCGGTCGCGGTGCCACGGCTGACGGCATGGAGGACATAGCTGACGGAGTAGGCGATATTGGTGATAACGCTGATAGTTCCAATAAGAAAGCGCAAAAACTGAAAAAGACATTGCTTAGTATAGACGAGATACACGCGCTTGATGACAACAGCGATAGTGGCAGTGGTGGCGGTTCAGGCAGTGGCGGTTCAGGTGGCGGTGGAGCTGACAGTGGTGTTAATAGTTCGCTGAAAAAGACAGATGGACTGCTTGAAAAATACAAATCATCAATCAAAGACCTTTACTCGCTCGGAAAGTACATCGGTGACGCTCTAGCGAGTGCTATGGAGAGCATTGATTGGCAGAAAATTTATCGGAAAGCTGACAACTTCGGAAAAGGACTTGCAGACTTCCTTAATGGTTTAATCAGCCCAAGACTCTTTTATGACCTAGGCGCAACAATAGCCGGTTCACTGAATACAGCTTTACATTTCCTCAATTCATTCGGTACAACATTCGACTGGACTAATTTTGGCTTGTCGATTGCTAACGGCATTAATGGATTCTTTGAGAATTTTGATTTTGCATTGTTGGGGCAGACTATATCGGCATGGGCTAAAGGAATACTCTCAACTCTAACAGCAGCAGTAGAGAACACAAATTGGGCTGAAATTGGTACTCAAATAGGTACGTTTTTCGCAAATATTGACTGGGTGGGAGTTTTTCAAGATGTTCACGAGCTTGTCAATGGACTTGCAGAGGGCATTATAACAGGGCTTGCAAATTGGTTTAAAGAAGACCCTTTGAGCGCAACGATTGTAGCCGGTTTTGCTCTTGCAAAATTAACAGGAATAGACGGAAAAGTTGGCGCACTATTATCGTCAAAACTATCAAGCGTTTCTGCAAAAGTCGGATTAGTCCTTGCGGCAGATGGTGTTTCACTGTTTTTTGACTCAAAAGGAACTGATGTTAATTCCATTGTTTCACCTTTAATGGCAGGACTTGGAGCTAAACTACTCGGTGCTTCATGGCAAATATCCATTTCTGTAGCTATAGTGCTCGCCGCCGCAAACATAGGCTTAGCAGTGGGAAACTGGATAGCCGGAACAGATGTCACTTGGGGGGATATTTTCAAAAACCTAAGTGATACAAGTTGGTGGACTGATTTATTGACATATATTTCGGGAGATTTGGCAAAGTTTGGCGGAAACCTTGTAACAGATGTAAATAACTGGCTAGTAGACTTCATAAACGGAATTATTACAAAGTTAAATAAACTACCTTTTGTAGAATTGCCACTTATAAGTGAAAGCGCAAAGGTGACGAAAGATGATGTCAAAAGATACGGAGAAGAAGTAGACCAAGCTGTACAGGATATGCAGAATGGTGTCGGAAAAAGCGTAGGAAAAACGAACGAGCATATTTCGGGAGCCGGACGCAAACTTGACGAATACAGGAAAAAGACAAAAGACGATACAAGCGACATTAGTTCGTCTCACAAAACCGCAAGCGATAGTGTAAAAAACTCTCTAAGCGGTACAAATTCGGCAATAGACGGCACCAAAAATAAAATGGGAGAACTTGAAAGCAAGTCAAGTACAAGCACAACCAATTCAAAGGGTGTGTTTAACGGACTTGCAAACGCACTAGGACAAGCATTTAGCAATATAAACTCCGGCATAGACGGAACTAAAGGCAAAATGGGAGAGATGGAGAATAAGTCAAGTACAAGCTCGACAAATTCTCAAAGTGCTTTCTCAAGGCTTAAAAACGGGCTTTTGGGATTCCTTGCCTCAATAAACAACTCTATTAATGGCAACAAGGCAAAAATGGGGGAAATGCAAGACAAGGCAAATTCAAGCACAAATGGCGCCAAAAGCTCATTTTCAGATTTCGCAGCCAAAGCCAGTAGGTCACTTGCAAATACAAACAATTCCATGAGTGGAACAGAAAGGAAGATGAATAATCTGCCTAGTGTTTGGCGAGGAATTAGTTTACCGAGCATAACGGCAAAAATTAAAATCCCTCACCTGTCAGTAAGTTGGGAAGATTTTGGAAAATTCAGTTTGCCAAAAATATCTATTAGATATTATCGCCAAGGCGGTTTCCCAAAGAGCGAGGACGGAATGTTTTTAGCAAACCATAATGAGATGATAGGTAAATTCTCAAACGGCAAAAACGTGGTAGCAAATAATCAACAGATTACAGAGGGAATTAAGCAGGCTGTCATGGAGGGCATGGCACAAGTAATGATGAACTCTAATGCCGGCGGAAACTCTGCACCTATCATTGAAAACGTGTTCAAATGCGACAGCGAAACGCTCTATCGCATGACACAGGTAGGTAAAGCAAAGCACGGGCAACGATATATTGTAGCAAATGAATTTGGCTAAGACACTCACCCTTGCGTGGGTGTCTTTTTATGTGAGGTGATGTACATATGGCGATGATGTTAGTAGACGGAGTGGAATTACCTACTCCGTCAAGCTTTGAATGGGGCTTGATTGATGTGTCTGCAAGCGATAGTGGACGTACACAGGACGGCAAAATGCACAAGAATAGAATAGCGCAGAAACGGCAACTTAAATTGTCGTGGAATGGTACAGACAAGGCTAGGACAGCAAAGATACTTCAAATGGTGAACCCCGAATATATCAGAGTGACATATCCTGACGCTATGAGCGGAACTGATGAAACACGTACATTCTATGTGGGTGACAGAACCGCACCTATCAAGATATGGACTGTTGGCAATAAGAGGTATGAGGTATTAAGCTTTCCTCTCATAGAAGAATAAGTCCAGCTAATAAATGTCAATAGTTAAATGAGAAAAAATCTATTTTATTTTCTGACTAAAAAAGGGCGGACTTTCCCCTTGGT